CTGATGTCTCCCGTGTAGAATCGTTTGATCCTGCTTGCGCTTACCGCTGGGTATTTTATGTAGTCTTCGCGTGTCATGAGTTAAAAACGTGATTGTAGTACGCCTCTCCCAGTTGCAGGCCGTCGAGTGCGCCTTCGTTGTAGGTTTCAACTATCTGCTCTTTCTCCATCTTCTTCGCTTCCTCAAATGCTTCTTGGAAGTATGGCCCCATCTCTGAGGTGAGCTTGTTCTGCACGGCTATCTCAAGCCATTGCACTGCTGTCATTTTAGTTGCCATATTACTTCAAATTTGGGTTAGACTGTTGTGCTCTTTGGCGTGCTCTTCTGATGCTTTCGGCAGCTGGAAGCTTGCCCTCGCTCATCATGTCGAGTACTTCCTTTGCAGTTGTTGCATTGAGTTTGTCATAGCCGATTGTGTCGGCCCAGACGTAAGCGATTAGCCTTGCATCGCTCTTGCGTGTTGCAGGCACGCGCTCAAGTATTTCGCGCACCTGCTTGGTAGGGTTGTGCTTCATCGTGTTATTGTTTGGATTTTCTCTTCATAAATCTCAATCCCTGCGATGGAATCCACGCCGCACTTCTCCATTGCCTTGAGTAGATTCTGCGTGAGGTCTTCAGGCTTGTACATTCCTGAGCCGAACAGGACACTGAGCACCTTCATCCAATCTACTTCGCCATTGATGCGAGTGCGGCGGATGGTGCGAATGCCTTTGATGTGACTGTGCTGGATGCTTACCTCAGCGGTGTTATCCACAAGGCTCTCAAGTGTCGTGGCCTTCTCTTGCTCGGCTGCGAATTGCTTCTCGCAAGCTGCGTTGTATTCGAGCATTGCGTTCTTTGTCGATGCGATGAAGCTTTGCAGCGGCATTATTGCATCGGACTCTATGCGCATGAGTTCTTTCTTGTAGGCATCGAGAGGGCCAGTGACCATCTTGCGTGCATCTTGAATGGCCTTAATGGCCTTGTTCACTTCCGCTATTGCATTGGATGCAGCGGTGTAGTGCATTACGTTGTCGATTGGATACGCTACGCCTTCATAGCTGTTGCGTTCGATTATTTGCTGGGCTGACAATACCTCAGCTGAATTTATTGTCTGATACAATTTCTCGATTGGAATTGTTATCTTTGCGATGCTGTTCATGTGTTTTGATATGTGAGTAAGGCCGAGGTGTTGTGTGTGCCTCGGCCTTTGTTATTTTTAGAATGGCAGGCCGTCTGAGTCGTTAGCGAATAGGCTGTCGAGATCCGGCTCATCAGTTACAGTTGTGCTCTCCCACTTTGGAGCAGGCACAGCGGCAGGCTTGGCAGTATTCCGAGCAATCCACTCATCGCTTTTGCGAATATCTTCCTGAAGGAAGTCAGGCAGCTTGTTGAATACTGCATCGCTATGTTCGGTCGTGTCATAGCTTAGCAATTCATTGATTGCTGGAGGGCACGCCATTCCTTTTGGAAGCGGAGAGATGCTCATGATGTTTGCATAGGTGCGGTCGTCTTTGCCGTTGTGTGCGATGTTTACCATGCAAGAGTGTCCGAGTAGCTTGATGATGTCGAAGTCTCCAGCTTGAGCATCGGTCATCTTTTTGCCAATCCATGATTCAACGAACTTGCGAAGTGATGCCTTCTCGCCCATGCTGAGGTTGAATACAGTCTTAACATAGAACGGCTGTTCTCCTTTGTCCTCGCTGAATACTGCTGTTTCAAGTGGCAGTTCAAATAAGAATTGAACCTTGCGTTTCTTGTTTCCCCACTTCTCATCGAAGGTGGTTCCCTTGTCAATGATTTGGTAGCATCTTGCTACGTGTGCTCCTTCGGGAGCGATTTGGCGGCTTGAGCCATTGCCAGAGTTTACTGGTGCTTTCATGTTTAAAGATTAAATTGAGGTTAAAAGTGCTTGAGTTGATTGTTCGTGAAGATACTCGGTAACGAGTGCAAATGTGTTGTGGAATTCATCCATGTTGCAAGGGTCCCAAAGGCGTTTCTCTGGTGCAACGCCATGCTCCATGCTGCGATGGTATTGGCGTGCGAGGTTAGCGGCTTGAGAGTCGCATCGGGTGTAAAGGCCCTTGATGCATCCGTCATTTACAACCATGACCATTGTGCCGGTTAAGTGATTGTAGTGGAAAAATTCTGTGCCCTTCCAATTCTTGAAGGTCGTTGCTGTTGAGAGTTCTGGTGTGTGCATGTGTATAAAGGTGTAAAAGTTTAAGAAAAAAGTGGGGGCGGTTAGGGCCCCCGTTAAGGTTAGGAATTATAGGGGAATATACCCATCGATTAAGTATTGATTTAAATTCGCTAAGTGCGCGATATATTGTTCTACAACATCTTTTTTGCGCAAATCTTCAGAATACGCATTCTCTCTATCGATTAGATTTTGTGTTTCAATAATTGATTTGAAAATTTCTGAGCGAATTTCTTTGGTTACTTCAATTGTTGTTGTCATGGCTGTGATTGTTTTGTTTGACAAATGTACAACCTTATTTTGATTTCACAATACCTAAACAAAGAAAACAGCAAACCACCAGCGTAAAAAATCGCAAGTGCTTAATAATCAACGCAATTATTTTGCGCGACCAATTGCGAAACCTGTGATGCCACCGAGCGCAAAAGCGAATGCCTTTGTCTCATACCATTTTTTCGGAGGCTGTGCCACAATTACGTTGTGCATTCCTGTAACGCTTACATATGGATTGTCTATGCCAAGGCGAACAACCTTGTCACGCTTACGCGAAAAGAGGCCACCTCGCAGCGTATCTCCAATTGCAACGGTATAACTTACCGGAATTATAATCGAATCGATTTGAAGCCTTCCTAAGCGGTTTATTGAGCCACCTATCTGAAGGAATTTACCCTCTCGGCTGAATGACCTCGGCAGGCGCAAGTGCGGAAAGCTGTCGATGTACACGGTCTCGCCAAGCTCGACTTGCGTCACCACCTTTGTCCGCGTCTGATACCTCACCACCACTTCAGGCTCTCGCAGCTCCAAGGCTCGCAGCTTTGTGCCTGCCTTCGCGAGCTGGACGGCTTGGCTGTGGATTCTGGAACTGTCTCTTGCGATGCGCACAGTATACTCCGAATTCAGCGAATCAAGATACATGGCATTGCTTTCCGATTCACTCAATGCACCGCATGTGCGCAATAGCAGAAGCAGAATAAATAAGCAGATTGCCAACAGGCTCAGTGTACTGATGTTGCTCTTGTGCATTTGATTAGTTCGTTAAGTCGTTTTAAATACTCATCCTTATTGCGCAATTCATTGAGCAAGATATCAGCCGCCACCTTCAGCGGCATAGCTTTTTCTGCGATATAAACAGCCAGCACCTTTACAAGTCGCTCATCACATTCGCAATCGGTAGCCGGTAGGTTGCTCATATTTGCCTGGTTGCTTTCTTAACTAATAGCCGGATGACATCATCAAGCTTATCAACGCTATTTGCAAGCATCTTCATCACATCATTGCGCTCCTGATCCGTTGCGCTTTCGTGCTCAATCATCATCTTCACCAAGCCACCGATTGAAGTCAATGGCTGGCGAAGTTCATGAGATAGCATGAAACGGAACTCTTCCAGAAGGATCTTCTGGCGTTCATGCTCATGGTTGCTTATGGAAGTAACATCGACAAGTTGAATCCCGATGAAGTGCAGCATGTCAACAATGGAATAAATATTCCACATGTTGTAACGCTCAGAGGCCATCTTCTGCTTTGTCTTGGCATAGGTGCGAATCGGGTCCGGTGCTTTCTTCTGCGACTTCCTGATTGCAGTGAGCAACTCATCGCGATCGGAATCATTGGCCGCAATGTCCAATATATTGCCGGGCTTAATGTGGCTGCTGTACTCCTTGAACAAGTCATTGGAGGTGACGATATTGCCATCCTTATCGGTGATCACATAGAAGAGGTCGATGCTCGACTCAAGGATGTGCAGGCTTGCCATATCGCAAAGATAAGGCAAGGATTGAACTTTTAGGCCAATTCTTTACGTAAGTCCTGCAAAAGATTTGACCATGCAGCACCGCATGTCATAAGGTACTTTGCCGACATCCACAGAGTGAAGCTGAACACAATGCCGTTTAAAAGTATATCGTAATTCATAGGCATCTCCAAATCTTTCGTGTTTCTTACAGGCTGAGGTTTGACGGTGTAGTACGTAGGGGCCGCTAACAAAGATACATCGCAGGGCTGAATTGTGTCGAATGCGGTTAAAACTATTTCGGGCTTTGCTTTCGGTTGTGCCATGACAGCCTCGAAGCTTTCGCGGTTAGCCTTGGCGAAGCTTGTATCTGCATTAGCCGCCTCCCAGCTTATGGTGTCGATGTTCACCTTGTTATGGCGCACGGTCTTTATTGTATCTCTACGAATCTGCTGCATCGCTCTTTGCTTTTGGAATATACCCGGCAGCTATTAGTGCTGCAATTATGGCTGTTAATGTTTCGGCTGTTATCACTTTAAAGATTAGTAAAAAGATGGATACCAAAATCATCAGCGAGCCGATTGTGCTACGCCAATGCTTGACAATGATGTCAATGATTCGCCTCGGTTTGGTAGCACGTTTTCGCATAGGTTAAATTACGCGAAAGCAGCCTGAACGTTGGGGCAAATAAGGCTTAGAAATTACAAAGTGAGAAATACAGATTCGCCTCTTCGCGCCTGCGATTGGTCAGCCCTGCAAGCACCTTGCCGCCTGCCTTGTTCCAACGCAGGAACTCATCGAGTATCGAAGGGTCGGCTGCGTTTGCTTTGGCTTTCTTTAGCAATGTGGATTTGATTAATGCACCCGTGCCAACGTTGTAGCTGAATGCCACCAACGCATCGAACTGGCATTGATTCAAATTCGGTAGGTGCTTATTTACCGCATCTTCATAGGGCGAAAGTGTAGCAAGTAGCAATTGCGTTGCTTCCTTTTCGCTTGCGAGCTTTTCGCCGAGTAGAATCTTCTTGCCGTTCGGGTAGCGAGTGCTGCCATATCCAATTGTCGGCACTCCAGCAGGGCAAAGGTATGAACTAAGCCGCAAGCCCTCGTACTTCTTAATCAGGTTCAGACCGAGAAGCGAGGTGCTGCGCATTATGGAATGATTGCACGGATTGTGCCATCCGCTTGGTTATGGTATAAATAATAGCAGCCAGCCGTTGCTCCAAGCCCCACCGTTATTGCTGCTACTGCTGCTGCTGGGTTAGCGTAAGACGGCATATTTGCCGAGCCCACAACAAACATCCCAGCTAATGTATTGCCAAGTGCAGCACCGCCGCCTATTGCTACAACATTATCACCATTATTATTTTTTGCAGCATCATTGCCTACAGCCACAATAAAGTCTCCTGTATTATTTTGGCCTGCTTCATCACCAATTGCTACAATTGTATCGCCTACATTGCTCCCGCCTGCAGATTTTCCGATACCAATTGAACTAGCCCCTTGATTTGCTGACAGCGACTCATCACCAATTGCTACAATTGTATCACCTGAATTATTATTACAACTTGAAGCGCCTATTGCTATAACATTATTGCCGCTATTTGTATTACATGAACTATCACCAACTGCAAAAACATTGTCTCCAGTGTTGCCGTCAGCACATAAACTGCCTAAATAAATCCCAATTGAGCCGCTTGAGCCTTGCCCAGCGCGTGAACCAATTCCGATTTGGTCATCTCCAGTATTGCCGACTAATGCACCAAAGCCTAAACCCACATTTTTAGATGTGCCATCTGCAATAACATCAATTGTATTTATTACGCTACCATTGTCGTGCGCCGTTTGTAGGTTTACTACGTCACCTACTTCAATCTTTTTAGATTGGTTCGCAGTTGTATCTACGATGTATAGTATATCGTTAGCATCTGCCGTTCCTAACGCGGTTAAATCAGTTACTTTAACGCCTGCCATAGTTCGTTGGTTTTATGCAAATTTACAAATTATTCAGATACGTTAACGCATCTTCTGAACTCTTAAACTTTTGCGCATTTAGTTTGTGTTCTGTTACTGTGATGCAGTACACACCTTGCTCAGTTATTACGTGAAAGGATATTTCATCCACAGCCTCCCATTTTGGCTCGATTAGATTAAGCCACGGCAACCCCGTTGAGGTAAATTCGATATTTGTCGATGTGATGTTTACGTTTGTCATTTGATTTCGATTTGATAGTATGATATAACAGTCGAATCCCCAGCCGCGCCGTTCTGAATTGCGAAAATGAGATACTGGTTAACCGTCCAGTCGATATTCGAATTGGTTAGTGATGCTTGAGCTACTGCCGCATCATTCTGAATTGATGTAACAATCGACTGAAGTGTTTGCGTTACCGTTGCACTTTTCACAATCGCATTTCTGTCAATAGCTTGATAGGTTTGATTGATGTTATTTGTCGATGATGACATCAATAAGGTAGGTGCAGGAGTTACAATCGAATCGGCAGTGTTGGCATAGATTCTCAACACCATAAATCCACTACCGCCAGTCTTTCCTAAACGGCATTTAAAGTTAATAATCGCTCCAACCGTTATAGTATTTGCAGGAATTAGCACACTCACAACTTTTGTGTTAGTTGTTACGCCCGTTACCGCTGCTTGATTGTTAAGGTCTTTATAAAGCAACGGCAATGTTGGAAAGGTCGCAAGCGAACCATCGCCTCTCACATATTGCGCTGTCGTACCGCTTGGTGTGTTGAACTTGCCATTGAATGTAGTCCAATCGGTCGAGCTTAATGCACCTCTGTTGCTTGCGCTGGCAGTTGGTAGATTGAATGTATGCGTGCTGCTTGCCGAGCTTATGCCGAAATCCGTGCCACTTGTACCCGTTGCGAAGTTTTGCACTTGGGCAGTCAAGCCGTTCAATGCGTTAAGCCCTGTGGTGAAAGTTGTGATTACTTGGCAGAGGTTGTTGTCCTCAGTGTGCAGCGTAATGTTTCGCCCCGAAGTAGTTACGAAAATGCGTACTGCAAGCCTATCAGTTGCAAGCAAAGTTGTGGAAGGTACTGCAAGCGCACTTACATACAAATCGACTACCGTGCCGCCTGTAATCGCTTCGGGGTTTGTAGAGCCTGAAGATATGAGCGTAAAGGTTGCGCCATCGTACTTGTAAAGCTCCATGTAAAAGCTCGGATTGCCGCCGCCACTCGAAGCGTTAAAGTAGGTCTCGAAGTTCCAATTGCCTGAAGGGATTGCCAAAAGGTTTGGGTCGCCTGCATCGGTTATAAATTGCGCGATGTATCCATTGCCTTGCGCGTTTGTGCGTGTAAAGTTCGTGCCACCTCCGAGCACTGGAGTGCGGCTCATTTGAAAGTAATCATTGCCTCCAATCGTGCCCTGACTTATCGAGCCGTTGAGATAATAGTTAACCGATGCGCCACCGCCACCGCCTAAAGGAAAATTTGCCAAAGAGCCATCGCCACGCACGTACTGGCTCACTACTCCGTTGGCAGTTATGTCAATGCTTGGCGTAGTGGTTGGGTCATTAACGTTAACGCTGAATGCAGGGTTTGTCGGGTTTGGTACTGTTGCTGAAACCGATGTTACCGTGCCGTTTGTAAGCGTTGGGAAGGTCTGAAGTGCACCCGTGCCATCGATATACTCCGAGCTTGTTCCTGTTGGTGTATCGAACTTGCCATCGAAGGTATTCCAATCAGCCGAGCTGAGGTAGCCGTCTGTTGTGGTATTTGCTTGTGTGATGCTGATGTCTGGCGTAGCTCCACCGCTTGAGGAAATTGGCGCGGTTGCGGTTACATTCTCTACAATGGTCGCAGGCAAAACGGGAATTGTAGGCTTGTTTAATATTTCAGCTACACCGCTCGATGCGTTCCAATCCGAATTAACTTGCGCGGCTGGAATCGTTGGCTTGTTTAATATTTGATTGTTTCCGCTCGTAGCGTTCCAATCTGAAGGTTGTTGAACCGTTGGAAAGCCTGCGCCAAGATTAACCCAATAGCTGGTGTTAGTTGGCAGTATTGAATCGTTCGCCGCGATGCAGCGATAGACATTGCCATTGTACCAAACGATGTTACCAATAGCGTAGGCATTACCCGTTGCGCTTAAATGGTCGGTCGTAAACGGCAAGGCTATTAAAGCACCGCCACCACCACCCCCACCAATTGCGATTAACGGGTCGCCTGCCGTACCATTTCCGACTATTGTAATGCCGTCCACAGCAACCTCGGTAAGGCATGGCGTGCATGGTTCGAAGTCTGGGAGAGGGATATCTCCAGTTGCGCAAGTATCATAGCAGCCGTCCTCGCTTGAGGTGCTGACATTCACATCCACATCAATTGCCACAGCGGCCCATTCATAGTTAACTGGCAAGTAGCGGATTTCATTCTGGTATCCATTGGGCACAACCTCATAAGCGATGACACCAATGGCGGTCTTGAATTGCGGATCCGTTCCGCTGATTAATCTTAGCACCCTCGATGCTACCCAATCCTGAGCATCAGCAGAGTCGCAAGGTAAGTGCGATTTGCGCACCATTGCATAGGCCGTCATGCTGAACTTAGTCTCATAGATAGACTTGCATCCGGCCAACCTCAAAGAGTCATTCTTGGCCACAGTTATCTTCCCACGCTTGGCCCAGAACAATGTGCCCTGCTTCGCATCAAAGTCGGTCACAGGAACGGCTTGACCATTGCCAATGTAAAAGGCCCATGCTTTGTCATTGCCTTCGCCTACAAGCTCGCTGAGGCCGTATATCTTGTCGAAGATATTGCCGACTTCAATGCGTTGGTTGAGTCTGTCAAGTATGGTAGAAAGTAGATTCATGATTTGTTCATTGCGTTTATGATTTGTTGCACAAGTTCCTCTGCATGGTCCTGAAGCATTGCCTCTTGTTCTTCCTTGGTTGGCAGGAAGATAGTGCCGTACTTGGTTTCTAATCCTTCAATCTTGCCAAGCTCCGATGCTGGCACTGTTATAGCTGCCTCAAGTCCTTCAGTGATCACCTCTGATGTTAGGAATCCACCCTTCAATTTGCCAGTCAATTCCAGCGGAAGCTTGCGAGATGTTCCTTTCTTCAGCTCGGCATATCCACCTGGGAAATATAGCGATTCAATTGGCTCGCCACGTTTACCCACTTTGTATCTGCTTGGTGCTGATGCCAACGCTCTCGGACTAACATAAATTGGCGTAGTGCTGTACGGCTTGGTCGGCAATTTTTCACCTGCTGTATTGGTTCCTCCTGATGAGCCAGTGCCAAAGATTCGCTTGAACATGATGCGCTTCAATTCGCGAACCGCCACGTACAAAGGAGTGAACTTCGAGAGCCATCCCTCATACAAGATGTCGAGGTTCTTTTGAATTTCAGCAGGTGTCGCCATGTTATGGAAGTGCTGTGACGTACTTCATATTCTTTCTGCAATCCCAGCAATGCGTGTCATCAGGCAGGCGCATGTTCTGCAACATCGCTCCAAGCTCTTCGCCGTAGCGTGTAGCTGCGATGTCACGTGCAGCCATGATTCCATCCATCAACTCCGCCTTATTCTGCCCCCTATTCACAATCACCGTTGTATTCACCCTTTGATTCGGGCTTACTGTAAGCGCATAGTTGTAAATCTCAACAGCCGTAGCGTATGCAAGCGGTAAGGCCATCAGCCCACCGATTGAACACATCCATCCTTGGCGGTCACAGTTAATGCTATATGTAAGGCTCATGCCTGTGGTATACTTCGAGCTGGTACTGGTCAGCACATTCGTGCCATCGGTAGTGAGTTCAATGCCAATTGCATCCACGAAAGGGCAGATATGCGATTCTTTTGGACCGCCTCCGCAGCTTGTGCAAGTGCCCTTCTTTGGCGTGAACTTCACAGTGTTCATGGTTGACTCATACACAATCGCAATGTCAAGCTTGCGCTTTGCTGAGGTGAGTGTCTTGCCGATGAACTGGTCCAATGCACCCTCCGCATAAGTGAGCGATTCAATCAACTTGCCTGTGGTCATGTCGAAGATTAACACCGGCACGTTCACATTGGAAGATGCAATTGCAAGATTAACATCTGCAAGGTAGAAGTTCAGATATGACACCGTGTTCGGGTCAATCTTTAACCTGATGCCACCATAATTCCCGGCACCCAGAGCAGTCTGCACATTGGAATAATTGGACACAACTTGTCCAACACGCTTGTTCTCAATCACAGTGTCGCTCTTCATCATCGGGCTGAGCTTAGTCAGCACATCAGACGATATCTTGCGCCATGCAAAGGCACGCTTATCTTCGAACAGCTCAACGCCGTTGTTGTATTGGTCCGTGATAAGTTGCCCTAAGAATGTTTGGTTGATTCCGAGGTCATCGATATAGAGTCCAGTCGATGGCTCTGGTGATTCGCAGCCTCTCAATCCGAGTAGTGATTCAATGCACATCTCTTTAGTTTTTACAAAGATAAAAAAAAGGAGGGCACGAAGCCCTCCCTTTATTGCGTGGTTAGATTATCTAATCCATCTTGGGTCAATAAGTCCTCATCGGCTTGCGAGAGTAAACCTACCGACCCGATTACGGGTTTACGATAGAAACGCAGTTCACGTAGTTAACACCAGCGAACTTGTCAGCTGATTCGTAAATGTCAGTCGGAAGAGTCACAACTTTACCAGTTGTAGTCAACACGATTGACAAGTTACCGCAATCATCCTTCATTGTCAAATCAACAGGAACTCCAGCAGGTGTGAACACCAAAGTCTTAGAGTAGTTTGATCCAGCAACAGGAGTGATGCCAGTGTTCCAATCAGCAAGGTTGAAAGACAACCACTGGATTGCTCCGGCAGTAGTTACCAACGCTGAGTTCTGATCACCTTGAGCAGCAGCCAAACGTGAATCGTAAGCAAAGCCGAA